TGGGGTGCTTCTTTTGTAAGGACAGTTGGTTGTATCATCAGCCCATGCGAATACCATAGGAGTGTCAAGGTCGCTGTCTATAACAGCAATAACAGTAGTGAAATTATCGTCTCCGGTGTTACACTCTATATCATACCACCACTTGCGCGGGGTCCACTTAGGCATCTCCGGCACTTTCTCAATGAGGTATTGGTCAATGAATCTCACATCACCCTCGTATGTTCTTGAAAACATCTCGCGCATTCTGCTTATCTCGTAAGGTGAGTTGGTGCTTACTCGGTATAGTGGAACACCATCAAGCCCCTCGTATGTAGTTGAAGAGTCAATCTCCACTGTGGGGTATGAGCGTTGCAATGCTTTCAATCTAAACTCCGGTGTTGTTTGAGGAACATAGAAGTGAGGCTTGAAATCATTCACGCCCTCCTCTTGAAGTCGTCCTTTCTCATCACGCCATCTCTTATAGATTACAGGCGGTGTATCATCGTGATAGATAGCATCAACAATCATGAGTTCACGCCCTGTTGATGTTTCAAAATCAGTAGCGTATCTTTCTCTTGATGGTTTAGAATCAAGGCGGAGTTGTCCCCTATATAGAAATCAACTACACCTGCATCCATACACGCGAGGGTGTTCGGTAGGTGAGAACCAAAGTGAGTTATCACTTCTTCTTCACCCCACACATTACCAAGTTCAATGACTCTATTGACATTCGCGCCTCCCACAATATGACCTATGGTGATGACCATTTCGGAATCGGTAGGTGTCACTTTGACACGACAAGGTGCATCTTTACCGGCTACCTTGACAGCCATACTAAGACCACTCAACTTCTCCATGTTCACACAGCCATTAACTTGTAATACAGCAGGACCAATCTTGGTATAATTATTCTCCTCCATTTGTTTTATCGCTCTCTCCGCGTTAACCAAAGTTGCGGCTGAACGGATATGTGTGTGCGTTGGTAGTTGTAAAGAATCACTCCCTATCTTCAAATTAAGAAAGCCCTCCCATTGGTTCAATATACATAAGTCTTGCGAAAATCCTTTAAGGAAAGTCGCAACTTTAGTGACATCACAGATATACACCTTACCGGGTTTATAGGCTACTTGAGCGCTTAACATCACACTCATGCTCTTAGCGCAGTAATGAGTTGTGGTATCAACTGCTCCATAGATACGATTGTCTTTTATTTCCAACAGCAAGTCTTCAATGTTATTACCGAAACCATTGATGAAAGAAAGTAATTTGGCTCTATCAATTATTGTTTGGGCGGCCATTGTATCACCTCTCCATACTTAGCAAAGTGCGCATTCGCGCAAGCCTTACATATAGGTCGTTCATTATGCCATTCAACATCATCCATTAGTTTCACAGGCGGGGGCGTGTATTGTAATTTATCACCGCATAGGTAAATCGCTTGCATTCCACTTCTGCTGATATGTATAGGGTATTTTTGGGGGTCGGGTTTTTGTTTATTCATTTTTTTCACTCTCATTAGGTTGTTCAATAGGAACATATCTCAAACAGATACAAGCGTAGTAAGTGGTGACTTTCTCACCTTCAACGATATGCGTCTCTTCAACTTCACCTGTCGCATGACACGCCCGACAATTTTTATCGGGGTATGCTCTCATATCTCGGAATACACATTCACATGGGTCATTTTCATAATCTAATTCAGTTTCACCATATGGGGTATGTCGTGCTACTTGAGTCCAAATCATACCCTCTCCGCCGCATTCCATGCAAGCAGGGTCGGGTTGATAGACCGGGTATTTATCCGATAACGACATAGAACCTATGTCGCGCGGTGTAGTTTTGTTATGTGCCGGTGTTCCTGTTTTTGGGAAATCGTCATTCTCATTTGTATTGTTATTCATACTTGCCCCTCTTTCAATTCCGGCAAGCCATACCATTGAGGCGCTTCGCCTTTCTTGGTTCTCATGATTAGTCGGCGTTGGTCAAGCAAATTAGGGTTGGTTCTGCTTTTAACAATTTCAACCTCGTATCGCATTTCACCTGTTGGGGCATTATCTTCTCCGCGCACCTTGCTATTGTGGAACCATAGTATTTGGTTAAGATGATTTGGAGTTTGTTTCTCCCATGCAGGTTTCTTACCGATGATAGCACCGGACTTATCTTGAAGGTCTTTGAAGTGCGTTTCCCAATAGACGCGCACACCAAAACTCATTAGCACTTTACAAATTGCTGTTAGTTGATGGAAACGAGTTGAGCGAATCTGCCAATTGAAGCGCATACCGATTTGCTCATGAGGCTTAATCTTAGCACCGATACCATCCGGCGCTGTGCCTAAGTCTTCAATGAACATACAGTTAGTCGCAACAGAATCCCATTGGTCTAAGCCTGTTACAAGGACACTATTGAGTCTTGGTTTATCACCCGGACTCTTAGCCCAATCAACAAGTGTTCGTCCAATTCTCATCACCCTTGCATGTGTAGCAGGGTAGTCAAACGCGTCTCTTGATTCATCTTGCATGACCCACGGTGACAACACACGAATGTTCTTCGCGTTTGCCCGATGATGGGTAGTGCGGATTGTCTGCCCTCCACCATCAAAGTCAAGAACAAAGATAACTTCTTCATCTTTGATTTCTTTTTCAGTTAAACTGTCAAGAATAATGCCGGTTTTACCTACACCTTCGGGTCCTACAAGACCCATGAAGGTTTGATTGTCCGGTATTTCATTCGCGGCTTGTTGTATTTCTCCCCAAATCCCTTGAGCGATAGGTGCGCTTGTGACAGGCGTAGCCTCAACTCTCTCATCGGGAGTAGGCATAGGTTGCGCTTCTTCGTTCTTAGTTTCTGCTTCTGCTTGTAGTTTCAAATCTTTTAGGTTTGCCATATTATTCACTCTCCATTTTCATATTGTCCGAGGGAGGTATCTCCACCTTCACCTGCGGGAATTGCAAGACGAGGGACGGCATAAATACCGACCGCGTTAATCTTAGGGGTAGTTCCATCATCTTTGATGACTACACCGAGACGACCATAGATGAATACTGTTGACTTGATAGCGTAAGGCTTGTAGCCTTCTGCTGTCGCAACTTCAAATGGATGTGCTTCATCTCCTAAGAATCCATGAATACTGATACCAATATCTCTTCTGTTGTCTTCACCGAAGGTGCGCATGAGGTCAAAGGATGTTACACGCATGAAGTAAGTATGCCCTGTTGGGTCATATTCGTAATCACTTGGTTCAAGTCGTAGGTCACTAACTCTCGCTTTGATGAGAACCATTGGACCGATAGGCTTGTTGAATCCTGCAATTGTTTCGCTTTGCGTATCAAAGATTTCACCAAGAGTGGATAGGTCTTTCACAAACGCATCTGCTGTTGGTAGTAGGCGTTCCGGTTTGATAGCATCCATGTATTGCTCCTCAACGATACCACCATAGGTGACGGCGGCAGGGAAAGGTAGCGCATTCCATACATCTTCCCATCCCTTAGACGGAGTTCCGGTTCGCGCTCTCACCTTTAGGGTGCAAGGTTCAAACAATTGAGGCACATGCCAATCATCGGGGTTCTTTGATGTGACAGTTATTCTTAGACGGTCTTGAGAATCCATGAACTCGGACTTCTCATTGCCGAAGTAATGATAGGTGCGTTGCCATCGGTAAGGTGTGATAGGTTCACCAAAGCGTTGCCAATCAGCATTGTTCTGCAAGATAGCAATTGATAGACCATGTTCTTCAAACAAGAACCACGGCTTCTCATCAGCGCTTTCTTCTGTTTTGACCGGACCATCTTTCTTCTCAAGCATCCATACGCCATTTTCAGTGTAAGCGCGGGCTACAAGCCCAAGACTGATTGCTTCATCAAGATTTTCAAGTGCGGCTGATACAGCAGGAGCGCGTTTGCGTTCTTGTCCGTCTCTCACTTTGCTTTCCACTCCGATGAAGTAACCGACAAGTTCAGTTGCGTTCGCTGATGATGTGCTTGACATAACACGGCGTTCAACCATAAATGATTCAGCCGCTTCTATCAAGAAGTCATCTTCTTCTGCGTCTATGTCAGTGATGCCGAGGTCGGAAAATAGATATGCTGTGAAATCTTCACGCGCTTCCTCTATTGTCTTACCATGTTTTTCAGCCCACCACTTTAGGCGGTCTTCCACTTCATCATGGAAGTTCTTTCGTTCGTTATTATCTGCTCCGTTGTTGTTATTTAGGTTCATACTTGTTCCTCCTTTTGTTCTTTGTCTTGTCTATGCAGGGTCGCTACAAAATAGTCCACGAAGGACGATTCGGATAGGGGCCATTGGTGCATTCGTAACACGAAATCTCCCCACACACACAAGAAGGTATATAGTTGTTTTGAATCAAGTCCTATTGAAAAGACATGTTCATGGATGCGATACATGATGCCGTGAATACTCACACCATTATCTATCATCACCCGCAATGTTCGGTGAAGGGACTCCCAATCACCTGCCGCAATTTGCATTGCCGCTACATCATAATCTGTTGAATCTTGTGATAAGGGCTTACCGCTTATCACATGTTTTTGAATTGCTCTCAAATCTCCTGCGAAGTATAATGCTAATTCGTCAGCGTTATGCGCTTCTGCAACAGTTGACATGTAATCAACGCTACTCCATTGTTTATCCAATAGATGCAGATACGCGCGGACATCATTTGCGTCATACGGTTTGAATGTGAACTTTGTGCAACGCGATTGTAATGCAGGAATAATTGATGATATGTTATTGCAAGTAAGAATGAAGATAGCATCTGTGTTTTCCATGATGCGTCTTAGTGCTTCTTGCGCAGGTTTAGTCAACCCATCTGCTTCATCAAGTAATATGAGATTCTTATTCCACAACCCTGCGGACATTGCTTGCGTCTTTATCTTGTTACGGATAAAGTCAATTCCGCGCTCGTCGGATGCATTAAACTCATGGACATTATATCCAAGTTCGTTAGCAATTACAATTGCGGCGGTAGTTTTTCCTGTT